ATTCTTGTGTTACTACTGTAATGAGAATACTAGGAATAAATAAGTTGATTATTACCCCTTATCAGTTATATAAATATTTAAAGAAACAAGGTTGTGAACAATGGGATTTTTAAAACCACCTAAATATGAAAAGTCAGCTAGTGAGAAAGCACTAGAAAAACAAATGGAAGAAGAACGTATTGCTGCTGAAAAAGAAAAAGAAGAATTAGCTAAAGCTGAAGAACGTAGAAAGAAAAGATTTGCTGCTGGTAAACTAGGATCAAGATCTTTATTTGCTAGAGCTGGTGGTCGTGGATTTTATTCAGAAGGTAAAGAAACATAATGGGATCTACTAGATCAACAGCAGGATCAGCTAATGCAGCAAGATCTCCTAGAGATGTAACAAGAGAATCAAGAACAGCTACCTTAATGGAAAACATTATGACAGGTGGAGAAGTTTCTAAAAAGAGAGAAGCTGAATTACAAAAAGCTGCTAACTATGGTAGAGGTGTTAAATTTGTAGAAGCATCTCCTACTGTTAAAGGTTTAACACAAAAAGATGGTAAGCCTGTTTATAGAACAGGAGTAACTGCTCAAGACTTTACTGGTAGAATTACAGCTAATGAACCAACATTGAGAGAATTAGGTGGAGATATAGTTAGAGGTTTAGTAGGTGGTCAAGCTCCTGATCCAGGATATACAGGAGAGTTTTCTAAATACACACCTAAACCACAACCAGTTAAAGGATTAATACCTACAGTTATTAATGCTGCTATATCTGGATCATTAAGTCCAATAGGTGCAATTATGAAAGGTGTATCTAGTTCTGGATTTTTTTCTTATGGAGATAGTAAAGATTCTGGAAGTACTGCTGCAACAACACCATCTACAGAAAGCACTACAGAATTTGCTGAAGCAGAACAAAAAAGAAAAGCTAGATTAGCTCAAATTCAAGGAGCAGCTATGACAGAAGCATCAAGAAAATTTATTACAGCAACCAATAGAACTTTTGGTGGTGGTAAGTAGTGTATAGTTTTAACTATAGATCAGCTCCTCATACAGGAGTCATGAACTCTAAAACATTTCTAAAAAGATTTAGTCATGCAGAACAGTTAAAGACACATTGGATTCCTAAGTTTGAAGAAGCCTATGAATATACAATGCCAGGCAGAGAAGCATTTTATGATGAATCACCTGGAGAAAAAAGAACAGATAGAATCTTTGATGAAACTGCTGTCGTAGGTATTCAAGAATTTGCATCAAGACTACAGGCAGGTATTACTCCTACCTTTGGTAGATGGATTAATTTAAAAGCAGGTATTGAGATACCACCTCAAATAGCTCCCCAAGTAGATGAACAGTTAGATGAAATAACTAACTATATATTTGAGATACTTCATGCTTCTAACTTTAATCAAGAAGTCCATGAATCATTTATGGATCTAGCGATTGGTACTGGTGTGATGTTAGTGAATGAAGGTAATTCAACTAACCCTATTATATTTAATTCTATTCCATTACCTCATGTTTATTTAAACTCTGGACCAGATAATAGAATTGATTGCGTATTTAGAAAACGTCAAATCAGATTAGGTGATATTAAAATTTTATATCCAGAAGCTAACTTAGATACTTTAGAAGATAAAGTTTTAAATGAGCCAGATGCTAAGTGTACTGTTATTGAAGGTACAATGAGAAACTATAAAGATCCAAACAAAGAAGTTTATGATTATGTTGTTTGTGTCAAAGATCATGAACAAATAATATTTGAAGATCAGTTTGAAGGACAAGGTTCTAATCCCTTTATTACATTTAGATGGAACAAAGCAAGTGGTGAAGTGTATGGTCGTGGACCAGTGTTTAATGCTATGTCAGCTATTAAGACAACAAACTTAACCATTGAATTAATTTTAGAAAATGCACAGATGAATATCTCTGGTATTTATCAGTTAGAAGATGACGGAGTTATTAATCCAGATAATATTCAATTAGTGCCTGGCACAATTATTCCTGTAGCTCCAGGATCTAGAGGACTACAACCTATTAGTGCAGCAGGTAGATTTGATGTGGCTCAGTTAGTATTAGACGATATGAGAACTAATATTCGTAAAGCTCTATACATGGAAACACTTGGACCAACCAAAGGTACACCTATGTCAGCAACAGAAGTAGCTGAAAGAATGGCAGATTTATCTAGACAGATTGGATCATCCTTTGGAAGATTACAGTCTGAGTTTATTATGCCATTAATTAGAAGGGTTATTTACATTTTAAAGAAGCAAGGTAGAATAGAATTACCTTCATTGAACAATAAAGAAATCAAAATTATTCCAGAATCACCATTATCAAGGGCGCAGAACGAACAAGATATTGCTGATGTGAATAGATTTAATGCAACACTAGGTCAAACATTTGGACCACAAGTATTGAATCTTATTGTCAAACAAGAAGAAGTAGCTAGATATCTAGCAGAGAAAATGAATTTACCTGAGAAACTAATTAGAGATGCAGCAGAACAACAACAAGTAGTTCAGCAGATGCAACAGGTAATGCAACAACAACAAGGAGGAATGAATGAGTTGGGAGCAGCTCCAGAACAAGCCTAAAGGAAGCCATCTATCTATTGATGGATTTTATCGTACAGAAGAAAGAGAAAGAGAACTTAATTCGGATATGGCAGCAGTATTTAGTACTGTCATAGGAGAAAAGGTTTTGGATTATTTAAGATCCATTACAGTAGATTCAGTTGCTGGTAGAGATGTTAGCAACGAACATCTACGACATCTTGAAGGAATGAGATATTTATATTTCATCATCAAGAAAAGAATTGAATCTGATAAGGAGGTTTAATGACAGAAGAACAATTACAAGAAACGACACAAGAGGTATCTCAAGAAAACACTTCAGAAGTTCAGATACCAGAATATATTCCAGAAAAATTTTGGGATACAGAAAGAAATGAAATTAAAGTTGAAGAACTGGGTGCATCATACAAAGCTCTGGAGCAGAAACTTGGTATGCGAACTGAAGATCTTATCAAACAAGTACAAGAAGATTATGAGAACCAAAGAAAATCTAGCGTTCCTGAATCTTATGAAGTAAGGCTACCAGAAGTACCAGAAGATGTTGAAATCACAGTTGATCCAGAACAAGAACTTGTTAAGTCTTGGCAACAAATTTGTCGAGATAATGGATTATCACAGGAAGTATTCGATCAGGGAGTGGCGGCTTTTGTTAATAACGAAATTGCTGGTCTACCGAATCTTCAAGAAGAAATGGCAAAACTGGGAGATAACGCAAGAGAACGCATTGAAGCTGCTGATCTGTGGAGTAAGAAATATCTTTCTACTGATTCCTATGATGTTATTGCCAATCTTGCTTCTACTGCTGAAGGCGTTAAAGCTCTAGAAGAAATAATGAGCTTATCTAGAAGTAAGCCATTACCTAATACGAATACTGTTATAGATGTAGAATTAGATGAAAGAGATCTACAATCTATGATGAAAGATCCAAGATATTGGAAAGAAGGTATGAAAGATCCAGCATATATAGCAAAGGTAACTAACCTATATCAGAAGAAATATGGTTAAGTTTCCTTATAAGAAATATAAACTTATATGGGAAGATCCCACTGGAGATAGTGGTTGGCATAGTGAAAAAGATATGGAATCTTTATCTCCAGCTTTAGTTACCTCTGAAGCATACATACATACAAGAAATAAAAGGGTAATTAAGACATTTGCTAGTTATATTAAGGAAGATGATGGTTCATATACCTATGCAGATGTCAATAGTTTTCCTGCATCTTGTCTTGTAAAGATGACAAAAATATAATATATCTCAACTAACAAGCCGATTTAAACTGGACTTTGCCCAGTAATGGATAACTTAGTGAAGGTTTATGACGACAACTTGGAAATAAACAATAAATGAAAAGGAAAACACAATGACAGCAACAATAGATCAAGCATTTGTGAAACAGTTTGAAGCTGAAGTTCACATGGCTTATCAGCGAATGGGTTCTAAACTCAAGAGCATGGTGCGTAATGTCAATGGTGTAAAAGGAAATACTGTTCAGTTCCAAAAAGTAGCGAAGGGTTCTGCTTCAACTAAAGCAAGACACGCTGAGGTTGTCGCTATGAACTCAGTTCACTCAAATGTAACTGCAACACTATCAGACTTTTATGCTGCTGATTACGTAGACAAACTAGACGAACTAAAAGTAAACATTGATGAGAGAAACATTGTAGCACAAAACGCTGCATATGCTTTAGGTCGTAAGACTGACTCAATCATCACAGATACTTTTGATGCAGGAGCAACAGCTCTAGCTAATAACTCTGCTGGTTCAACTACTGGTATGAACTTAGACAAAGCTCAGAATGTTTTTGAAATCTTTGGTAACAATGATGTGCCAGATGATGGACAAAGATACTGGGTAGTCGGTCCAAAACAGTGGTCTGACCTTTTAGATATAGATCAGTTCTCAAGAGCTGAATATATCGGTGAAGCAGATCTACCTTACAAAGGTGGTATGACAGCTAAGAGATGGTTGTCTTTCATGTGGATGGGCTTCAGTGGTTTATCTATCGCTTCTAGCGACAGAAACACTATTGCTTTCCATAAATCTTCTTTAGGTTTAGGTGTAGGTTCAGATGTAAGAACTGAAGTAAACTACATTCCTGAGAAAGTAGCACACCTTACAACTTCATATATGTCAATGGGAGCAGTCCTAATTGATAGTGATGGTGTAAGAATCCAGAAGTGTGCGGAATAAGGAGATAGAGAATGGCATACGAAACATCTAATCCACTAAAAAAGATCTCTCAAATGGGAGATTCTAACTCACTATGGTATTATGCAGATGGTGATGCAATTACTGCTATTGATGATGCAGATTATTTTTTATCAGCGACAGGTGATTTAAACGCTGGTGATATAATCATTGTTAATAGTGGCGGTTCAAACGCTGTTGTAGATATCTTAATTGTATCTGCAGCAACATCAGCTACAGTAACAACTGTTATACTTGCATAACAATATTGGGGGGATTTATTCCCCCCTTTAAATAATGGCAGATACCAAAGTAGACATTTGTGCAAGAGCGTTAATTATGATAGGCGCTCAACCTATTTCTTCTTTTGATGATGGATCAACAGAAGCATTGGTAGCTTCCAACATTTATGAAAATATTACTCAATCCATTCTATGTAGACATAGATGGAGATTTTCTACTGAACAACAACAACTTTCTTTATTAGCAGCAGCTCCTACAGGGAGATATGAATATGCTTATCAATTACCAACTTCACCAGATTTATTACAGTTAAATACAATTACAGTGGCTGATATACCTATTGAATATGCTAGGTATGGAGATAAAGTATTTGTCAATGGATATGATTCACAATCAGCTTTAATTGCTGATTATATATTTAGACAGGATGAATCAGAGTTTCCTGCGTATTTTAAATTAGGATTAGAATATACACTAGCTTCTATCTTTGCTGGATCAGTGGCAAGAGATGCAGCTATGATTAAACAGTTTTCAGACTTAGCAGAAAGACAAATACTGATTGCTAAGAATACAGATAGCCAAGAAGTAACAAACAAGAAACTAAGTACAAAGAGATTTATCACAAACAGATTAACTACTAGGGGGTACTAATGGCTAACACCCTAAGAACTGTTTACACTAACTTTGGAAGTGGTGAACTTAATCCATTACTGATTACCAGAACAGATGCTTCAGCTTACTTTAGTGGAGCTAAGACACTGCGTAATTGGTACTTACTAGATGAAGGTGGGATTATGCGTAGACCTGGAACTACCTACAAAGCTACGTTGCCAGGCAAATCTAGAGTTATTCCCTTTATTTTTTCTAATGATGAACTAGCAGTATTTGTTTTATCTAATGGAAGATTAGATGTTTATGATTCAGATGGTGTAGCTATTGATACTAATATAACTACTAATGTAAATTGGACTGAAGCTCAATTATTTGAATTAAATTATGCACAGTTTGGAGATACTGTATTTATAACACATAGAGATAATCCTACTCTAGAAATTAGAAGAACTTCTGCAAGTACATTTACAGTAGTATTATTTGAATTTGAATTGGATGAAGATGTTATTGTTTCAGGTGTTAAAAAAATTCATTCACCATTTTACAAATATGAAGATGCTTCAGTTTCAGTAACATTATCTACTGGAGCTACTGGTACTGGAAGAACAGTTACAGCAAGTAGTCCTGTTTTTTTATCAGATTGCGTTGGTCATTATTTAAAAGTAGATGGATCACAAATGAAGATTACTGGGTATACAGATGCTAGTAATGTTACTGTAACTATTATTGAAACAGTAGCTGCTGGTGCTGGTCCTCACTTTGATTGGGAAGAAGAACTAATATCAGATCATAGAGGATATCCTCAAGCAGTTACATTCCATGATAATAGATTATATTTTGGTGGTATTAAATCTGCTCCTGCTGCTGTAGTAGGATCACAAGTAGGTGGATATTATAACTTTGATGTAGGTACAGGACTTGCTGATGAAGCTATTAACGTATTTGTATCTGGTGATAGAGTAAACGAAATTAGACATTTAGTATCTTCAAGAAACTTACAAGTACTAACAGATGGTGGTGAATACTTTGTTCCTACATCTACAGATACTTCTGCTGTTACACCAGCTAACATTACATTTCTTAGACAAACACCTTATGGTTGCAGTAGAGCAAAGCCTATTATCTTTGATGGTGCGACATTGTATTCACAAAAGAATGGTAAGTCGATTAGAGAATATTTATTTAGTGATGTAGAAAACGCTTATGCTTCTACATCTATATCTATCCTGGCATCTCATTTAGTTAATGCTCCAGTAGATATGACTATGATAACTGGTACAACAACTAGACCAGAACAGTTTGCTTTTTTTACTAACAATGACGGAACACTAGCCTTGTTTCATAGTGTACGTGCAGAGAAGATAGCTGGTTGGACATTATGGACAACAAGAACAGATGATGAGTTTGTATCTATTACTGCGTTAAATGAAAATTTATTCTGTGTTTGTAAAAGAGAATTAGAAGGATCTACTATCTACACATTAGAAAAGTTTGCTGAGCAAGATGATTTAACATTAGATTGTTCTGGAACAACAACAGTTAATCAACAAGGTACTCCTTTAGTAAATGGTGGTAGCCAAACAGGAACCAGTTTAAATGTTGATGGATATACATCTGCTCCTAATACAGGAGATGTTATTACAATAGATGCAGTATCTGGTAGTTATGAAATACAAACAGTTACACCTACAGCTAGTGGATATACGATTGTATTAAACCAGGCACTAGATTCTTCACCTGCTGATAATGCTGCAATTACGATTACTTCAGGTCGTGTCCATAACAGTCCAGCTCATTTAACAGAAGAAACTGTTAATGCTGTTGATGGTACATTTTCATTAGGAGAGTTTACAACAACGTCTAGTGATACAGTAACCTTTAATGAAGCACATACTGCTGGTGTGATTTTAGGTTTTAACTACAATCCTAGCCTGGAAACTATGCCAATAGATAGAGAAGTCAATACAGGTCCATTGACAGGTGAGATAAAAAGAATATCTAGAGCTGTGATAGATTTGTCCGATACTCTAAATGTAGCTTTACAAGCAGCAGATAATACTGCTAAAAGTTTAGTGATAAGACAAGTGGATTTTAATGTGGCTAACGCAGTAGATAAAGTAACAGGAAAGAAAGAGTTTTTCTTTTTAGGTTATGATCGACAACCTACATTAAAGATAACACAAACAGCACCCTTGCCTTTAAAAGTTTTGGGTGTAGCATTAGAGGTAGTATATTAAAATGGGAGCAGATCCAGCAACATTATTCTTAGTTAGTGCAGGTATCTCTGCAACAGGTTCATTAGTTCAAATGCAACAGCAAAGAGCTGCTGCTGCTGAAATGACTAGAAGATATGAAGAAGAAAAACGTGTAGCTTATGTAGAAGGATTACAAGCAGAAAATGCTAGAAAAGAAGAAATGAATTTAATTCTAGCTAATAACAGAGCAGTAAGAGGTGCGTCTGGTGTAGGAGATAGTCCTAGCTTTGATGCGATTCAACAAGATGTTATCAATGTTACTAATAAAGATTTGTCAGCTATTAGATTAAATGCAGCTAAAATACAGACAAGTTATGACAGAGCTATCTTTAATACAAAATCACAAGCATACTATTCGACTATAGGATCAGTAATTAATGCAGGATCTACGATTGTTAATGGATGGAATTATTATAACTATTATAAAAAAGCACCAGATCCTATTAAGAAAGATGCAGCAGGAAGGATTCTTGGTGGTATTTAATGGCTAGAGAAATACAAAGAACAAGAAGAACACAAACAGTATCTCCTTCAGGTACTGCTTCAAGAATGGGAGTAGTAGATGTTTATACTCCTAACATAAGTGAAATGTTTAATGTAGCTGCTAATACTATGAATAATTTAGCAGAGAATCAAATAAAGATATTAGATGCTAAATGGCAGAATAACTTTGAAACTGAAACTACTAAATATATAAACAACAAAGTTGAAAGTATTTTAAAGTCTGGAGAAAAACCAGATCTAACAAGATTCCAGGAAGAAGCAGATGGTTATATTAATGGTGTATTGTCAAATGTTCCTGAAAGATTAAGTATTGGTGCTGAAGCATACTTTAATCAAAAAAACTTAAATGCTTTTGAAACATTAAGAAAACAAGCAAACATTATAGAGTATCAAGAATTAACTAATAGTTATGAAAAAAATTTAGAAAGCACACTTCTTAATGTTGATACATTTATAGAGAATAATTTTTTAACATCACGTAATCCACAAGAAAGTATAGATGGAATTAATAATTTTTTTGCAACACAAGTAACAGCATTTTTAGGAAGTCATGGTGAAAAGTATAATGCTATGAAAATAGCAAGTGAATTTAAATTAAATGACGGAACACAAAGAGAAGCAGAACAAGGTTTATTGCTTTCTTTAGAGCAAAAAAGAGTTAATGCAATAGTAAAAAGTTTTTATCAAAACATAGATATAACAGATCCACAGCAAGTAGCTAATGCTGAAAATGAAGCTCAGATGTTTTTAAGAAACTATTCTCTTAATGAAGGTGGAGTAAGAGGTGTTAATTATGAAATATTTGAAGATGAAACAGGAAATAAGATTGGTCAAGATATAATAGATAAAATTGTAGATAACGGAATAAAGAGATTTAATACAATAAAATCATTGAATGAGTTTGAAATAAACAAAATAAGAACAAAAAAATTAACTGAAGATTCTTTGCAAATTGAATCTATAATTAATTCTATTAGTGATGTTACAAAGCCTATGATAATGGGTGAAAACATCTACACTGAAGGAGATTCTTTAATGTCTCCGCAAGCATTTAGAGATTTATTAGATTCAAAAGGTATTGTTTATAACACTTCAGATATTACTGATCTTGTAAAAAAGAATCAAGATGCTTTCTTTTTAAGACAATCTACTTCTGATTATTTTTCTGGAAAAAGTGAATCTGATTTATCTGAAATATTATCATCAAAAGAAAATCAAGATAGACTAACTAGTTTAGGATTAACTAGTAATGAGTATATTGGTGGTGTTATATCTGAATTTTTTCCAGAAGTAGAAGATACCTTAGAAGGATATATGGATTTAATTAATAGACCTAATGAAGCAAATGTATTGTTTACTTTTATGAGAGAAAACGAAACATTAACTAATGGTGCTAAACAATTAATGAATACAATGAATAGTACAAAGTTGTTTGATTTATTAGATGAGAAGAATGAAGATGCTATTAATCAATGGTTTGATACAGCAGTTCCTGTATGGAATAGTTTAACTGATGGAGGAATAGTAAGTTTTGAAGGTATTAATAAAAATACAAATGAAATGTTTAGTTTTTTTAATGGACTAAAAGAATTTTATGATCCTATTACTTTAGCTAAAGAGTGGAAAGAGAATCAAGAAATAAAACAAAAAAACTTATTAACAAAAGAAAGTGGAGGAATAATAGCTTTAACAGCTCCTGCTAAAGAATTTTTTAATGAGATAGAAGGAATGGAAGGATATAGCGTTACATCAAATTTTTTAAATAAAGAGTTTGATAGAGTAAGATCAAAGCAAGAATATAGTGCATTTTTTCCAATGAGAATAGTTATGGAAACTAGCGAAAGTGCTAAAAAAGAAATTGAAAGATTATATGATCCTGAGTACATAAAGAATTTAGATGCTTTAGTTTATGAAAAAGCAAAAATGCTGACTTCAATAGAAGTTGGTCCTAATACAAATCCAGATATAGTTTCAAATATATTTGAATCAAAAGTGGCTCAAGTTATGAACCAGTTGGTTAATGAAGATGATTTTGGTACTACAAGATTTGCACCAAACTCTGGTGAGAAATATACATTTGCAAAAGACGCATTAGAAAAAGTACATAAGTTAGATGAATATACAGCAATAAATTATTTATCATCTTTTACGTATATGTATGTAGAAAATAATTATGATATTGATGAGAATTTAAGAAATGCTTTTCAAATTAATGGTATTGAAACAAAACCAACACAAGAAGATTTATATCAATTAGCAGAACAAGGTGGTTTAGAAGTAGAAAGAATTGATGGAACAGATGATTATAGAGTTAAATTAAATTTAGATTTTAGTAAGAAGTTTGATAGGTACGGATATGCTGACGAAAGTATTAGTATAAAAGTAAATGGTAAAGATTTTAATCCAAGCGAAATGTTTAATACTAGCTTCCAAACATATGTAGAAAAAAGAACACAAGACTATTTAGATACAACTGATATGGACCCATATATTATGCGACCATTAGTTAATAAGTTTATGAACTCAATGAGAACTGTAGGCATCCCCTTTGATGATACTAATTTTAATTTATTGCAAAAAGATTACCAAGATAAGCTAATAGATGTTTATGAAGAAACAGCAAATGACTATGCGTTTAGTTTTTCTAATATAATTACAAATACATTTAAACAAGAAAATGAAAGTGATAGAGATTTTTTATTAAGACAATCTGTAGATATACATAATGCAATATTTGAAGAAGCTGCTATGCCAGATTCATTTGGTACATTAGAAGAAAATGTAGATGCAGTTATCGATATGTTTAGTAAAAGATTAGAAACAAAACCTGGACAAGTAGCATTTATATTAGATGCTTATAATTTATACAAACCAGATTTAAAAAAATTAAAGAGTGCAATAAGAAGTGGGAATGTAAAAAAATTACATTCATTATTTCCAGAAATGGGTGATATGCAAAAAAGAGTTTTAACATATTTGTTTAGTCCAGAATATTATGAAACAAATTAAGTTTGGTAGGGATATTAATCCAAGATATAGAAAAGCTATTGAACCAGAACCTGAAAAAAGTTTAGGAGAAAATTTAACAGAAACAGGTAGACTTCTTAAAGAAGGTTTTTTAGATAGAACAACATGGGGAGGAATATTTAATATTGCAGAAGAAATTAGATATAACAATAATGATGATGATGAGTACACTGCTTATACAGATCCTCAAGTACCTGAACATTTAAAATTTTTAATACCTAAAAAGCTACATACAAGTGGCAGTGAGGAAGAAACTGCAAACAAAATTGCTGAATGGGAACAAGGTATTAAAGATGAAAGAAACAGAATATTTCAAATATCTAGTTTTATGTCTGAAGTTTTTTTAGATCCAGTTCAATTAGCAATAATGACACCTGGAGTTAAAACTTTATTTGCTGGTAAAAAAGGATTTTCAAGAATAACTAAAGGAATAGTTGCAGAAGAAAGTTTTAAACAAATAGCTGATGAAGATAGAGCTTTAAGTGATGCTGCTGTCGTTTTTACTGGAGCATATGTAATTAACAAGATAGCTAAAAGATTTCAAAAGTATGACAAATTTGATGCAAGAGGAGAAGGTAATACAAAAGCTAAACTTGATGAATGGAACAATGCCAGTAAAACAGAATTTGGTAATAGTACAAATCCTTATAGAAGAAAAAACAAAATTGTAGATATGGAAGTAGAAAAACCTAAAGGTAAACAATCTTTTAAAGATAGAGTTAATTATATTAGTGGGTTAATACTAAGAGAATATGATGGATTAAAAGTTAAAATTACAAACAACGTATTAAAAGATTATGGAACTGATATTGTAGTAACTGCATCTGGAAAAGGTAAAGAAACTAGAATAAGAAACTTTGGGGTTATCTATGATAGATTAACAAATACTGTTAGTATTAATCCTTCACAATTACAATCTGGATATCTACAAGGAAAAAGTATTTATGGATTTAAATCATTTGATGAATGGATTGAGTTTAAGATTAGACAAATTATTGAATCTAAAAAAGTTAAAAGAGCTGATAGAGGTAAAGTTAATCAATATATATTAGATTCTATGAGTGAAAGAAAAAAGTTTGAAAAAAAAGATTCTATTATAATTTCTGACATAGAGAAAAAAATAGAATCAGATAAGAATATTATAAAGTTTAACAATAAAGTTAGTGAAGAAATTGCTGATTCAGATTTAGGATATGTTCCTACTGGGTTAGGATTAGAAAAATTAGGATTATCTGGATTAGATTATATATTTAATGGTCCTTCTAGAAAAGCTAAAGAGTTTTTATTGAACCTTACAAAATCAGATTTATTTCATAAGTTTGAAAAATATGCAGCAGCACCTGATAGTGTAGAGATAATAATGAACACACTCTACAAACCTCATTTAGTTAGCGTAATTGAGAATTTAGAAAACTCATATATTAATTATGTAAAAGAACTTACAGGAAAAGAGATTAAATATTTTAAAAAATTTAGACTCATGTTTAGTAAAACAAGGCAATTAGATACTGGTGAAAGATTGTTATCGTATAATGATTTCCAAACAGAAGTTTACAAAGCTGTAAGAAATAAAGGAAAGTCTTTAGCAGGAGATACTGTTACTAGAAAATATATAAGTATTGCATCAGAAAGAACAAAAGAGTTTTTTAAATTTTATGAACAAGAAATAATTGATACAAAACTATTTTTAATAGAGTTAATCAAGAAAGAAGATTGGCTTACAAGTTCTATTGCTAGATTTAAAAACTCTAAAACAAAGCCTAAGATTTTAGATCCCAAGACAAAAAAAGAATGGACATTAAAAGAATTAGAAGATGCTTTGGAAATGACAATAAAAAGCATGAAAGATACTTCTAAGTTAATAGATGGTTATGTACCACAGCTTTATAAAAGAATTAACATAGAACAAAACTTTGATTCTTTTAAAGCAATAATGATGAAAAGAGTTTTAGCTGATATGGACCCAAAAGATGTAGAAGATATTTTAGATTCTTTTAAACAATATAATCCATTTAAAAAACCATTTGAAAATTTAGACGAAGCAAATGCTGTTTATAAAATGAAGATTAGTCCTACAAGTAAGTTTTTAAAACAAAGATTGTTAAAGATAGATGATGCAACTTTAGATGAATTAATTGCAGGTGATTTTATAGAAACAAATATAGAAACATTGACTTCATTTTATTTTAGATCAATGACTCCAGATATTGTAATGACAAAAAAATATGGTGATCCAGGAGGATATGGTTGGTTTGGAGATATTAAAGAAATGGGTTATGCACCAGGTTTAAATCAAGTAGCTAATGAATTACAAGATATGGTTATTAAAGGCAAAATAAAAATAGAAGATAGAAATAATATTTTAGATAGATTAGAAAAGTTAAGAGATTTAAGAAAAGGTATTTATGGATTAAGTGATAATCCACATGGGTTCTGGTCTACGGCTATAAGAAATTTTAAATTGTTTAATACATTAACTCAATTAACAGGTGCTTCAGCTTTAGCAGACTTAGGAAGATTGGTTACGATTGGTGGATTGCAACAAAACTTTGGAAGAATATTTGAATCCTTTAGTCAAGGATTAGCAAAGACTTATATGATTGGTAAACCTATAGGTAAAAAATTAGGTCAATTAAATGATTTAACATTACAGTTTTCAAGGGCGCAGATACTTTCTGGTAATGATGTTATTCAAACAAGTTTTGTAGGATTAGAATCTAAGTTACAGAAATTAGGTGCATTGAATTTTCAATACGGAAATTTACAAAACGCATTTACTACAATAACCAAGACATATGCAACACTATGGGGAGGAGATGATTTATTAATAAAGATTTCTAATGTAGTGGCAGGTAAAGCTACAGATGTAGAAAGAATGTTTTTAAATCAAAAAGGTATTAGCGAAGCAGATGCTTTTAAAATATGGGATAACTATACTAAAAAAGGATATGGTCCAGGTGCTAATAAATGGGATTATGAAAAAATTAGTGTAGCTAATTCTGATTTATGGGATGATGCAACAACATCTTTTAAATTTAACAAAGCATTAAATGATTATGTAGATGAGTTAATTATTACTCCTGGAGATGGATCTGCACCTATGATAGCGAATACGGAAGTGGGTTCTTTGTTTTTTCAATATAAAAAGTTTAGTCTTGATATGACAAGAAAACTATTAATCAAAGGTATGCAAAGAAAAGATCAAAAGATAATTACAGATATAGCTGCATTAACAGCATTTGGTATGATTGTAGACAAAAGCAGAACTGAGGATTATGGAAAAGATTATGGTAAGAAATCATTAACTGAAAGAATATTAGATGGTGCTGAAAGAGGTGGTGTTTTTGGTATATTTGGTGATGTAAATAGAATTATAGAATCATTATCAGATAATCAAATAGGTCTAAGACCATTTTTAGGAGAAGGTAGACCTTATGGAACATCATTAAAAACAAAAGCTGGAAGTATAACACCAGTAGCAAGTACAATAGGTACAGCAGCAGAAATATTATATGATTGGGGTAGAGGTAGACATTCTCATCATACAGCTAGAAGAATAAGAAAACTTGTACCTCTCAATAACATATGGTATCTAGATGGTATATTTGATAGTTTTGAAAAGAGTATATATTAATGGCACTACAAATAAGCGATACAACACCTAGAATACAATATACAGCTACATCTGGACAGACTAGTTTTTCTGTGCCTTTTGAGTTTTTTGCAGTAGGTGATTTAAAAGTTTACAATGGTACGACACTCCTTACTTACAACAACTCACCATCATCTGCATCACAATACAGCGTTACTGGT